TAGTAGAATTCTTTACTACTTCGGCAAACTTGCCAGGCATCAATCTTGGTGAGGCAATATTCCCAACACCATTCAAACAAATTCCTATCATGGGTGATGAACTCACATATGAAAATCTTGAAATTTCATTTCTTGTAGATGAGAAACTTGCAAACTATCAAGAGATTCATGGATGGTTGACAGGTATTGGTTTTCCACAGGGAAGAACCCAATATTCAGATTTAAAATCACAAGCTGGACAAACAGCACCATCTACTGGTAAACAAGTAGGACACGAAAGTGTTACTGGAATGTTCTCTGATGCAACACTTACAATCATGTCTGCAAAGAACAATCCAATTGTAGAAGTAAGATTTGAGGACGTATATCCTGTTGCGTTGAGTGGTCTTGCATATAATCAACAGGAAGGTGATATTAATTATTTGACAGCAACCGTGACGTTCTCATATAAGATTTACACGTTACATACATTATAAATAGACTAGGATGAGGTTCAAAACCCTTGAACACCTACCATAGACCTAAACGGTTAATATATCTAACGCAAGGAAGATATGCAATCTCATCCCCTTGATTTGAAGGATACATTATGAACTTAGAAGAACTACAAGAAATGTCCGCCAAGGACTTAAAAATTGATGATACCCAACTGGATATCGAATCTCTCAAGACCCCAGAACTATATGGGAAATATCTAAAAATATTCATGCGTTGGAACTTGTTACTGAAACAAGTAGAATCCAAACACCGTATCCTGTACAGACAGAAGTGGGAGTACTATGGTGGTAAAGCAGACCCAGAAGTTTACAAAGAAAAACCCCTAGATTTAAAGATACTAAAACAAGATGTTCCAATTTATTTGGAAGGTGATAAGGAGTTGATTGAATCTCAACACACAGTGGAATACCACAAGGCAATGGTAGACCATGCAGAAAAAATGTGTAAGATGTTAAACAATCGTGGATTTCAAATTAAGAATGCAATTGATTGGAAGAGATTCATGGAAGGTTCGATTTGATTATCTCTAAAAAGAATGACGTATATCTAACTATAGAAACTGACAAGGGTATCGCAAGAGAACTCTCAGATTTCTTTACGTTTGAGGTGCCAGGCGCCAAGTTCATGCCACAGTATCGCAATCGTATGTGGGATGGAAAGATACGTTTGTTCTCAGTACAAACTGGTGAGATATACTTTGGACTATTATCTTACATTGAAGAGTTTGCAAAACGCAACGATATAGAAATTGAATATAAGGATGGAGTAAAAGATGAGGAACGATTACGAGATGGCGAACTGGATACTTTTATTGGAAGAGTGTCACCTCAGTCCAAAGGAACAACTATACAGATTCGTGATTACCAGATGGCCGCATTGGATTATGCAATCAGAAACAATCGCAGTCTCCTTCTTAGCCCTACTGCTAGCGGTAAGTCGTTAATCATTTACATCCTGTCCGTCTGGTACGCAGCAAAGACAGAAAGTAATATTCTCATTCTTGTTCCCACAACATCACTGGTAGAACAGATGCATTCAGACTTTCTTGATTATGGATTCAAAGAATCTATGATGCAAAAGATATATCAAGGACACTCAAAGAACATTACAAAACCCATCACAATATCCACATGGCAATCAGTTTACAAGATGCAAAAGAAATGGTTTGACCAGTTCAGTACAATTCTTGGTGATGAGGTTCACATATTTAAATCAAAATCACTTACAGGTATTATGAACAAGATGGTCAACTGTAAGTATCGCCATGGGTTCACAGGTACGCTTGACGGAACGCAAACACATAGGTTGGTACTAGAGGGTCTATTTGGTTCAGTAAACAAAGTAACAACAACCAAAGAACTCATGGACAGTGACACACTTGCAAAACTCAAGGTCGATTGTCTTGTATTAAGATACCCAGATGCCGATTGTAAATTTATGAAAGACCAATCCTATCAAGATGAGGTTGACTTAATTGTTCGTGACACCAGAAGAAATAAATTTATTATAAGGTTGACAAGAGCACTAAAAGGTAATACATTAGTATTATTCCAATTTGTAGAGAAACACGGTAATGTGTTACATGGGATGATGACTGCAAGTGCAAGACTAAATAAACAGTATGACAGAAAAATATTCTATGTCTATGGTGGTACAGACACCCAGACTAGAGAAGAAATTCGTGCAATCACAGAGAAGGAAAATGATGCAATTATTATCGCTTCATACGGCACGTTTTCTACTGGTATCAATATTCGTAATCTTCACAACATCGTGTTCGCTTCACCATCCAAAAGTAGAATTAGAGTCTTGCAATCCGTTGGTCGTGCATTGCGACTTGGTGACAATAAAGACGCAGCTCGATTGGTAGATATTGCAGATGATTTTACTCACAAGGGAAGACAAAATTTTACATTACGTCATTTCATGGAACGAATAAATATATACAATGAGGAAGAGTTTGATTATGATATTAAACAAATTTCTATAGATAAAGGATAAAGATGGAAAAGCAAACAAAAGTCTTAAAACTATCTAATGGAGAAGAGATTATAACGGTGATTAGTTCTGCTGATAAAAGTAGACCCTATATAGAAGTGACCAATCCATTACAGGTTAATTTATATCCGAAAGCCGTAGATGGTGGACTAATCGAAAGTATGGCGCTTTCAAGATGGTTGACCACGAGCGAAACTCAGATTGCCAATTTAAATAAAAATAGTATCATTGCGATATCAGACGCATCAATCGGTCTTGTTCGATTTTACGAACATTGCATAACTAAGATGACACTTAGTGACAACGGTAAGGTTTGGGATGAACCTACCGATGAAGATTTACAGCGTATTGAAGATGAAGAGTTTGAGAATATTATTCCATTCCCAGATAAAAACACTATACATTAACTCATTCTCAAACCCTACATAGGGATAATACAGTCTTGTCAAGGGAAAGTCAAGATATTTTTGAAAATAAATTTACTTCTTGACAATCGGTATGTCATTTGGTATATTGTATCTAATTAATGGGAAAGACCTATGGCAGAAAAAAAGAAAAAACCACATTATGTAAACAACAAAGAATTTCTACAAGCGATGGTGGAGTGGAAGGCAAAGTGTCGTGAGGCAGAAGAGCAAGGTAAACCACAACCACCTATTACCAACTATATTGGTGAGTGCTTTCTAAAGATTGCAAATCATTTATCGTACAGACCTAATTTTATCAACTACACATACAGAGATGAAATGATATCTGATGGTATCGAAAACTGTTTGCAATATGTACACAACTTTAATCCAGAGAAATCAAACAATCCATTTGCATATTTTACACAGATAATTTACTACGCATTCCTTAGACGGATTCAGAAAGAAAAGAAACAGTCTCATGTGAAGAACAAGTTAATTGAGAATATGACAGTGGATGAAAACTTGATTGATGCTGGTGATATGGGTAATCCATTCGTGGACTACCTACAAAAGAACTTCCTACCAGAAGAAGATGTTTACAAACCTAAGAAAAAAGCAGTAAAACCAAAAGGATTAGAATTATTTTATAATGAAGATAGCACTGATAACTGATACCCACTTTGGTGCTCGCAATGACAGTTTAGCCTTCAATGACCACTTCTACAAATTCTGGAGAGAGGAATTCTTTCCGTATTTGGATGAACATGGTATTGATACGGTTATTCACTTGGGTGATGTTATGGATAGACGTAAGTTTATTTCATACAAGATTGCAAAAGACTTTCGTGAGCAGTTCATAAAACCTATCGTAGATAGAAATATTACGATGCACATGATTGTGGGAAACCACGATACTTACTACAGGAACACAAATGAGATTAATTCACTCTTTGAATTACTTGGTGGGCCTGGCGATGAGAAATACCCCAACATTAAATGTTATGACCACCCATGCACTGAAGAGTTCGATGGTGTTGGTATTCATTTGTTACCTTGGATTAACGAGAGTAACTATGAATCTGTTATGAGGGGTATTCAAATGACCTACGCAGATATCTGTATGGGTCACCTA